TATTGCATTACTAGAACCTGTCCCACTGTATGAACCAAACTTGCTGTAGCCTGTGACATCGTGAAACGCATACATAATATGTGTCGCATTAGATGTGTTAACGTCACTTTGACTACCTAATGTAACCAAACTACTTGTAGGTGTTGTAGAGTTCCAAGCACCAGTACCAGTAATCTTTGCCCCACTACTTTCTAAATCTATCCTTACTGTGTTTCCAAGATCGACATGATAAGTTGCCCAATGCTTCCCAGCGACAGTACGGCTTTTCACTATAACCATTGTGGGCGCGGATGTCAGACCATGCCCGACTGTTGCCCCTGCCGTACCATTTCCTTTATAGGAGACTATTGATTGCCCATAAGTAGTGTTAGCTTTAACAGTAGATGGAATAGTACCTTCAGAGTTTGATTCCCTAACACTTATATTGTCAAAGTATCCAGTGCCGTTATAGCACTTGAATCCAATATAGGTGGTTGTGGTTGTTGCTGTAAATTGCCAATCGTAATGGTTTGTACTTGAAGATTCATAAGCAGGAGTGCCTAATTCAGCCCCAAACTGACTTGTTGCTGCTCTTAGATTTAAATAGTTTACACTTCCACTTAATTTAATAACATCCCCACTAAAAGAATAAGTCTTACCAACTACAGTTGTAATTGGAATAGTCGCAAAAGCATCGTTTGACCCATTTGTAACCATCTTTAGTCGCCCATCTTCTTGGGATATTGTAGCCCCACTTACACTCCAGCCATTAACATTGTAATCAAAAGTTCCATTAGAAACAAGTTCTGGATTTGCATAATCCCCCATGTCCCAACACCAAGCTACATGATCATATCCGTCACGATTCAAGGCGGTGCTAGTTCCAACTGTAAACCCATCGTTATCAAAAGAAGTTTGGATTTGAGTATGACCTGCTTCTACGGCTGTGGTGTTTGACTTTAAATATCTATTTGCACCTCTAACTGAATCAAATAAATAATGGTCACGAGTTTCACCTCTATTTTTCCCCCAGAGAAAATCGGGTTTGAAACCTGTTCCACCTATATACTGCGAGGCCCCTGTTCCTTCATAGGTCACTGTAGAAAAACCTTCTACTGTATAGTCTTGCTTAAAGGGTAAATAAAAACCATTATTTCCATATGTTCCATCGTACTCAATGGGCTTCCATTGACCGTATTTGCCTGTCTCACCGAATGAATCAGGTGTTAAGGCTTGTCCGTCAATGAAGTTAACTTCTGCTAGGTAGCCGTCTGTAAACCTTCCTGCACTTCCTAAGTTTAAGGCACCAATCATTTGCTTATTACTACCACCAATATCAAAATCAGTATTTTGTGATGGAAAAGTTCCTGAAATAGTACTTTGCACACCATTAACATATAGCTTTATTCTATTGGTATCTGTTGCTTGTGTTGTATCAAAAACAGCAACCAAATGATACCAAGCAGAAACATCTCGTCTTAATTCACTTGTATTTTTTACTGAATTTCCATTAGCACCTATTTGAAAATAATATTGCCCAGAGCTTGTTTTAAAGTTTAAATCACAATTAGTTGTACCACTTACATTTTGGCCACTCCAAATAAAAGAATCAGAGCCAGTTTTTAAGTTGCCTAACTTTATCCAAGTAGATAATGTAAATGTTCTTGTAGATGTTGATGAAATTGATGGTGTCCATTCTAAATAATTACTACTACCACTATCAAACCTTAGACTCTGCTCAATCTCATACTCGCCAGCAGCACTAGCACCAATTAATTGATTCTCGTTTAATACGCTCATGTTACTTTACATCCAATGAAGCCACTGCGTGAATTATAGTCGAACTCTTGACAATATAATCTATCCTATCAACAGAAGCTGCAGCAGTTGATAATGTAGGTGCTGTTCCCCCAACAAACTTAAAGTTACTACCATACGCTAATGTGCGTGAACCTGTTCCGTCTTGTGTAATAAAAAATGAACCACTCTGTCCAGCCACAATGTTTGTGGGGTTAGCGAGAGTTCTACTGCCTCCCAAGGTTACTGAGAAGTTGTTTGATAGTGCTAAGTTTGTAGCAATACTTGACGCATCAGTCAATGCAGTAATTTCACCACGTTGTCCTGCTGTGAATGTTTGTGCAGCAGATAAAGATGCTGCGGCATTAGCTGTGTTTGTTGTACTGGTTAATACTGCATCTCTTGTTGCAATGTCCACACCATCGAATGTTGAGTTGGTGGTTATTGCTCCTGTCATAGCACCGCCCGCCTTTGGTAATGCAGCGTTAGCGGTAGTATTGGCGGTTACACCAGTTGCAATATCAGTATTGACTGCGTTGGCAATTTTTGCAGCGGTTACTGCATCGTCAGCAATGTCAGCAGTACCTAGTGTACCATCTATGATTACACTTGCTTTAATTCTCGTTAATGGCATATTATTCTTTTCCTTTTAACATCTTTTGTAATTCAGCGGTTGAACCAACAAACAATGCATTCGTTACATTCTTTGGCGCCTGATTAGGTACTTCTTTTAACTTCTTCATCTTTGTCTGCAAGTCCCCAAGTTTCTCAGTGACATCAGCAATTTGTTTAATCAAGTTACCAGCGACTTCGTATGCGCGAGGGTGTTCACCTTCTTTTGCAAGGTCTAGGATACCTTCAATAGCATCCTGTCCTCTTTCTACCAATTGATAGAAGTTTTCTCTCTGATATTTATAATCATTGTCAACGTCCTGTTCATCTGTTTTTGGAACAAGAACGGGTCGAGGTATTGTTACCTCTCTAGTAGTTGTTCCAATAACATCTGTTACACCAAGTACATTATCTAAGATTTCAGTTTGAGTTGACATACATTCACCTTGTTTATCTTTCTATTATGATATGGCATATCTAACAACAACAATACCAGAACCGCCTGCAGCGCCATTATCGTTATTTCCAGATGTCGTTGAAACACCCCCAGCACCATTACCTGTGTTCGCAGCACCAGCAACACCATTGGTGTTACCATCTAAACCAGTACCACCAGCCGCATATGTTACGTTAGACCCTGTTCTAAATGCGTTCGTCTTACCAGCACCACCAGCACCACCATTAGCAGTACCAGCACCACCAGCGCCACCGCCTCCACCCGAACCACCATTAGGATATGAGCCGCCAGCACCACCAGCGTTACCAAATCCTGCTACGTTTGTAACTCCAGAGTAAGATGCTTGGTTAGATGCGCCTGCGGCCCTCTGATTCTCTGAACCACCAGCACCCGAACCACCAGCAGCACTATCTGTGCCATAGTCTGCGCCACCGCCACCCCCTGTTCCTATATGTGCGTTAAAGGAACTATTACCACCATTTGCAGCAGCTGCGTAAATATTAGCTCCTGCAGCACCACCAGAACCAACTACAACTGCATAGTTTCCAGATGTTATTGTTTGTGAGGTTGCGACAACCATACCACCAGCACCACCACCACCAGTAGAACCAGCAGAACCCTCAGCAGGTGCAGAACCACCACCGCCAGCCACAATCATGTAGTCACAAGTCATACTTCCAGTAAATGAAATTCGTGATGTTGCAAGGAAAGTGTGAACTCTGTATGTAGTTCCACCAGATTCATATTCTGACACAGTTCCACCGACTGCAAAACTGGGTGCAGCTAGTGAATCAACATACGCTTTAGTTGCTGCATGTCCAGTAGCTGATGGAGCACCACTTAAAGTTAATGCACCCGTCATCGTACCGCCTGCTTTTGGCAAGGCAGCTGCAATAGATGTATTGATTGAGTTAGCAATATCGTCTGCTGCTACGGCATCATCACTTATACTTCTTGATACTATTTTTCTAATGGCCATTTTTTATTCCCTAAATTCTTTATATTATTTATTCGTCCTGACCAGTGGTCGGGTTATAAGTTTTCGCATCTTCGAAGAAAGAAGAGGTTTCATTGAATCCGAAATCCCCGTCATCTGCATCCCAATTACTCGGAGAAACATCTGCTGGTTTTGGTGTAGCAGAATATCTCTGTTCTCTCTTCGGTGCATTAACTTCTACGTCTGTGTACTGATCGACTTGTACAGAACGAATGATACCAGATGAAGTTACTGGGCCGTATAGGTAATACTTTGCAGTAAAGTTTAATGTGTAGATAATTGCCCTACGAGTTCCAAAGTCACCCTCATAGTCATCTTCATAATTAATAGAGTTCAGTACAACAGGAATGTCTCTGATAATATCTAGTTCAACAGACTCCTTTAATGTAACTGTATACTCTGGTTGAAAGTATGGTAGAATCTGTTCTACAATCTGTAGAGCATCATCTGAGTTCTTACTCATAATGAAAAGTTCAAAGTCTACGTTATATGGAACAGGCATGAATCCAGACTTAATCTGTTCATCATTTGTACCATTCGAAGCCTTCTTAACTTTGATAGACTTATTGAGTTTTCTTGTGGCATCATAAGTCAATCCACTAATCTCAAAACCAATACGAGGTAGTGTTACTGCAACCTTTTTATTGAGAGCAGGGTCTTCCCTTAATCGTGCCAACCATTTCGCCTTCGGGCCATATGCAAGAGGCACTTTCATTGTTTGTGCAATGTTGCCTGCATTATCTTTCTTAGCGAGTTGGATGTCGTTAAAAATCGAACCAAATCCAACTACGACATTTCGTGTTGAATTGTTATAAAAGTAATTTCCAATCATAATTTATTTCCCTGCATCCCCGAATGGATTAGATTCGGAGAAGTCCAATATTGAGTCTTCAGCGGTATCGAAGAAATCGTTCATAGCGTTTTCGTCAATAGTGTCAACTTTATAAGTTTCTTGTATTATATATGATGCAACTGCACCCTGTACTGCGTTTTCAGCCTGTATATATCCGCCATGTGTTTCGTCCTCAGATATAATGTTATCTCCAAGTCCAGCACCTGTCGAACCATCTTCTTGCATTAATAGAGTTCCGTCTTCTAAACTGACATTCTCATTAAATGTTCCTGTTTGTTCAAGAGAAGTCTGGTGAGAAAGTTGATCTAAACTATTATCATCTTCAATAGAATCTATTGCAGCGATACCAGTGTCAATCTGTTCAGAACCATATTCAAATGATTTGCACTTCAACTTATATGTAGGTAGATTGTGAACTTGGTAAAACGGGTCGTCATGGTCTACAAAGGTAATCTCAAATAACTTGTTACCTTTAGGCCAGAATACTAAGTCTCCTTCATTCGGACGTAGATTTACAATAATGTTATTATCTACTGATACGAACTGTTCCCAACGTCTTCTAGCTACTGTGAAGGTTGCGTCATCTTGTATGTCCAAACCAAACTTAGACATGAGTTCTTTTTCACCCTCATACCCATCTGCATTATCAACATACATCTCTATGAGATATGCGTCCTCAAATTTAGAAAGAGTGTCTTCTCCAAATAAGCTATCTTCTGATACCATGTTACGAGGAATATAATAAACATCCTGACCATAGATACGCAACTGCTCTATGATTAAATCTTCATAGAGATGCTGTTCTGGTCTTGTTCCTGTATCAAAATAAACATTAGTTGGCATTACGTTACCCTATCATATGCATTGGTGGCAACTCATACGCAAGTTGTATTTGTTCTTCTAGTTTATTGATCTCTTCTTGTGCTTGAGTGTATATCTGTTCACCATTTAGTGCAACTCCACCCAACATTTGGATACCTTGAAACTTAGAAAGGTTTGCACCCCACTGTTGTTTAATCAACTGTGTTGCATATCTCTTCAAGAATATATCATCCCATACATCAACAAATGTTGCTGGGTCTAATTTACGATAACATTCAATGACAATGTAGTGGTCAGCAGTAACATCAACTTGCCAATCCATATCAATGTACAATCTATTCTGATGTTGGTTGTGACGAATTGCAGTATCACCTGTGAGTATATGATCTAGGAAATCAAGATGCTGCATTGTCATTTCATAGTTTATCATTGAGGTAGAACTAAAGTCCTGTAAGTCATTCAGTCTCATCTGATACTTTACGTCAAACATACTCATAGCACCCTTATCTGTAAAGGGGAATACTTTTACCACAGACATTACTGTGGTTGGAACAGGGATATAGTTCTTCTGTTCTTTCCAGACTGCTGAAGTAGTACCATCAACATCTGTTACAGATGATAAGGAATTGTCTGATCTAGCCCTAGTAATATCTGCCGCAGTAATCTGATATTTCAGATATACTCTTTCAATACCATCATAATGATATTGTGCGAAGTACTGTAGTGCTTGGTCAATTCTGTCTTCTACTTGATCTGGATCAACATTTATTTCAATCACAGGTTTACCTAATGATCTTAGACAGTATTCTTTAAATGTTGTCCTTGTATTTGGAGATGCCATATTATTTTATCCTAATGCGACTGCTAATGCTATTGCGAAACCTTCTTCTGCGCCCCTATTGGCAACTTCAACGACAGTTCCATCTGCTTGTTTAGTGTATATCTTCAAGTCAGCAGAGTTGATTGCAATCTCCCCTGCCGCTAAGTCATTTGCAGAGGGAACAGAACCAGCACTCTCTGATCTTTTTGGTTTAATTACAGTAGCCATAACTTATTTGATATCCTTAATAACTACTATTTATGAGTAACTTCCACCATCAATTGCTGTTGCCCAAGAGATAGTATCAGATGATGATGTATAGAAAAGAACTCCATCATTAGAACCTCCACCATCTAATGCAGAAAGTGTATTAGCACTATTTGCAACCAATACAGAACCCTTAGCAGCAGCACTTAATCCAGTACCACCATGTGCCACGGCAACATCCGTACCAGCCCAAACACCTGTTGCAATTGTTCCTAAAGTTGTAATCGAAGTTTGTCCAACATAGTTAGATGCGATTGTAAGAGCGTCTGCACTTACTGTAATCGTTCCACTTGTTCCGACAACATTTATTGTGTTACCACTTTTGGTTAATCCGTTACCAGCAGTGATTTGTCCAGCACCAGAGAATTGTTCAAACACAACCCCTGTTGTACCTAGTGTGATTGCACCATTTGTACTTAGAACATAACCATTGTCTCCGTTCACAGTACCTTCCTCGGCAAAGGTAAATGCACCCGAAGTAAGTTCTGAAGCAGCATCTGCATCTGGAGTTCTTGTTAGTACCCAGTTAGCTGAACCAGAACCAGTATTGGTTACTTGATAGAAACCATTCTGTGCAGCAGTTGACTGATTTTTAACTAGAACTCTGTTTGTTGCTTGGAGGGTTACACCATCAATTGCAATATTAGCTTGTGAACCTGAGTTAGTCAATGTACCAGCACTGTTATTGTATGTAGCACCAAGGTTTGCAGTTGTAGCAACCCTTACAGAACCCTTAACGTCAAGTCCGTTTGCAACACTATCAACATAGGATTTGGGTGCAAGAGATTGGGAACCAAACCCAGCACGCCCTGTGTAGTCAGAAGGAACAGTAACCGAACCAGTTCCTTGAGGGGAAAGTGTCAAGTCTCCGTTAGAGTTTGTTGTTGAAATGGTGTTTGAATTTAGAGTAATATTATCAACAGCAATTTGAGTCATTCCTGCCAATGCAGTGATCGTATCACCAAGTGATGTATCGGTACTACCTATTGTAATACCATCGTTAGCAAGTTTGGAGTTCGGAATAGAACCAGCAAGTTGTGAGTTTGCAATTGTACCAGTAAGAGTAGAGGTTGCAACAGCAGAGAATCCAAGTTGTCCACTACCATCAGTCTTTAAAAAGTGTCCAGCAGTTCCGTCTGCTTGTGGATGTTTTAATCCATCAATAATAACATCACCCGTACCATGTGGTGTTACAGTAATGTTACCATTTGTGTTTGTTGAGGTGATTGCATTACCATTTAGGGTAAGGTTATCAACCAATAATTCGTTAAGTTTTTTGTCTGAATCGACAAGGAGAGCAGTACTTGCTGTAACTGTTCCGTGTGTGTGATCCATTAATGCAGTGTAGTATGCACCACCAACTTTGAATGGAGTGTTTGAATTGGTGGTGTGGTGTCCAATGTATAATCTTCCACCATTACCACCAGCATCCGTATCTGTGTTTGAAGTGTCGTAAATATATGCAAACTCGCCTTGTTCTAAGGTAGACGGGATGTTAGCCGTATTAGTACGTTTACTCTGAATAATTGTTGCCATTTTTAACTACCCTATTTTAAAATACTCCGCCATT